GCCCGCCGCGTCCTGCAACGCTAACGCGCGGGCGCCGTTCATGCCGTACCACCGATACGCCCACTGGCTTGGAGTGAAAACGGGATAAGGCTCCACGCCCAGTGCCTCGCCGTACAACGCCTTCCAGAAAAGCCCGTGCCCGACCTTGATATCCCAAAGCTGCGACTGCCACGGCAGGTTCGTCGGGGTTTGATCGCCGGTCATGCGGCTCCACATGGTCCGCTTGTGTATCTCCGCGTTGAGCGCCGCCACGTCCTCGCCGCGCAGCGCCGCGTCGCGCTCCCAGAACATCGTGCCCGTGATCGCGATCCCCGCCGCCACCAGCACGCCCGCCGCATATCTGTTCCACGTCGCCGCCATCAGAGGTACGCCCCGATCCTCGGCATGTTGCGCGCGTCGAGCGTTACGCCCCATTTACCGCCCGCCTTCTTCATCTTGTAGAGCGGATAATAAATCACCTCGCTGTCCTCCTGTAGCGCAGTCGGCGGAGCGGTGAACGCCAGCCCCACCACCTTGGTCTCCGTGTTGAGCGTGCCGCAGAGCCAGCCCTCCGTCCCGCTCATGGACGCGGTCAGCTTCATCTCGTCACCCTCGGCAAAAAACGTCACGGTCGTGGTCATCACCATGCAGTTCACGCACGTCGCCTGGCCGCCGGTCACCGTCAGCGCCCACGGCTCCGCCGCGCCCGAGACCGGCGCGCTGTCCGACAGCGCCAGCAGCGTCCCCGCCGGCCCGCGCGAGCGGATCACCAGCGGCCACGCCACGGAGAGGCGGCACCGGCGCAACTCATCCACCAGCTCGCGCGCCCACGCCGCGCTTAATGCGTCACCTGCAACCGGAGCCGTGAGGTTCCTGTGCATCAATCCCCCTCCGCGCTCTCATACAGCAGCTCCTCCCATTTGAGTGCCCCTGTCCATTGCTCCGTGCGCGTCCATGAGCGATCCTCGTTCTGCGTGAGCCGGTCCGCCGTCTTCAGGTACTCGTAACCGGGCACGCCGCCGCTCGGCGGATCCTCGCGCTTGCCCGGCGCCTCAACGTCCGGTCTGCCCTTGTAGGTCCGAATCCGCGACACGACCGGCGCAAACTCCAGGTACCCCTCAACGCCCTTGAGGATCAGTTGCGCCCATTTCTGCTCCTCTTCTGTCAATGATTTTTGATCGTCCTGTGCGTCTGAGTATATATAAAACGGATCGCAACCCTGATCCATCCACCGTTTGAGATGGACCGCCATGTAATTGCTCTCGCCCTCGTTTATCGTCGGGTGCATCAGAATCGGTCGCTCGTATTGAACAAAATCAATCTCTATACGCGACCGCAATTCCTGCTCGGCAAGCGAGCCGTAAAACGACTCATACGGAACCAGCGTAATCACGAGCTTGCCCAGCCCGCCGCGCTTGCGTGTCAAGTGTGAGGTGTCCACCGTCCATCCCGGCAGCCCCGCCCACGCATCACCGCGCGCGGGTTGCGCCGCCGCGCACAGCTCATAATCGCCCTCCTGTACAATCGTACGCCGGACACCCTCCGCCTGCTCCACGCTGCCGCTCTCAGGCACCTCGCGGACCGCCACCGACCCCTTTACGATCACGTCGCCCATACCGCCGCCCTCCCGCTGCCAGTGTTGCTCTGCGCCAGCCGCAGCAGCCCCTCGGTCGCCTTCGCCGTGCGCATGGCCAGCCCCTCCATCGTCCGCCCGCCGCCGCCCAGATAGCCGCCGATCCGCGCCAGCGCGTCCGCGTCGATGCGCGGCAGTTCGCGCCCCTGCTTCTCCTTCTCCTTGCCCGCCGCCTCCAGCGAGGCCGTGCCGTACGTTTTCCCCGGCCTCGCCTCCGCCTCAATCTTTTCCATCTTCGCCCGCCAATTAAACACCGCCGTCTCCACCGTCTGGCCCACCGCGTCCTTCACGCCCTGCGCGACGTACACCAACGCATCCGCTACCTTCGTGAACACACCGTCAATGTCGTCATCCGCCTGCTCCACCAGCTCCGACCAGCTCTGCGCCTCGAAGCCCTGCAGCCCCAGCTTCTCCCCCAGCTTCGGGATTTTCCCTATCAACTCCATCGCATGTTGGATCACCCATCCGAACGCCGCAGAAAGCCGCGCAACCGGCCACTTCAAAACATCCCAGAGAAAGCTCCCGATTGCCGGCATCTGTTCCTTCCACCAGCTCATCGCGTACGCGATCTTTTCCCCCCACCAGTCAATCGCCGTGCCGAACACGCCGCGCCACCAGTCCGCCGCCACGGATATCCCCTCCGCCAGCGTGCCGATCACCGCGCCGATCTTCATCCCCACGCCGGTCATGTCGATCCCGTCCAGTGCCTCGGTGATCCCGTCCACCACCGGCAGCAGCCCCTCCGCCATGCCCGCCCACAGCCCGGTGCTCTTCTCCCTGATCCGCCCCATGCGGTCGCTGATCGAGTCAAACGCCCACGCGCTGCGGTCCATCAGCGCGGGCAACCCGCCCAGGCTTTTCGCGGCCACGTCGAACGCCGCCGGATCTTTCATCAGCGCCAGCATCTTTGCACCGCTTCTTCCGAAGATCGTCATCGCCGCCGCGCTCTGCTGCGCGGGCGTCTCCAGATCATTGATCGCCGCCGCGATAGTCTCTATCTGCTCGCGCGCGCCCATCCCCTTCAGCGTGTCCACGCTCAGCCCCAACTGGTCAAACATCTTCACGGTCGGCTCGCCGCTTTCAGAGATGCCGCCGATAGAGCGCCGCATGATGGAAAGCGTCCGGTCCAGATTCTCCGCGCCCACGCCCGTGTCCTGGAACGCCTGCCTGAGCACCATGATCTCGCCCACGCCCTCGCCCGTCGCTGCGGAAATGTCCGTGAGCATCCCGCCCAAATCAAACGCCGCCCGAAACTCCTGACCCACATCATGCACCATGCGGATCAACGTTTGCACACCCTGCACCGAGATCCCGATCGGTGTATTGAACCCCGCCGCATCCAGCCTCAAAACCGCATCCAGTACCATCGCCGCCTCCCGTTCTGTGAGCGGTGTTTACACCGCTATCCAAAAAAACCGCTCATGTCGCCGCCCGGCTCCACGCCGTGCTCAGCCATCCAGTCCAGCAGATCCAGCTCGTCCATGCTCCAGCCGTCCATCGGCGGACGCCAGGGCCCCGGCTGCCTCACCAGCAGCAGGATCACCGCGAGCGGCGCGCCGTCGTGGATCTCCGGCCACGGCCACCCGAACCGCTCCGCGCAGACTGCGGCGAGGGCGGCGATCCAGCCGTCCCCGCCGCACTGCCGTTTCCCTCCGGCCCGTCCTCGTCCGGCAGCCCCTGCGGGCTCACACGCGCCACGCGCGACACCGCCGCCGCGCACGCCGCCCCCAGTTTCATGCCGGTCTCTGTGCTCAGATCGTCCGCCCAGCGCACCGCCGCCGCCTTCAGCGCCTCGGCGCCGCCGGAGGTCAGGAGCGCGTCGCTCTCCGCCGCCGGCCGCGTCATCGCAAACATCGTCGGCAGCATGTCGCGCAGCGTCAGCGCCTCGCTCTTCGCGCGCGCCGTCACCAGCGGACTGCCGATCCGCTCCAGCACCGCCGCCAGCCCCAGCGTCAGCTCGCGCACCGTGATGCCGTCCACCTCAACTCCGCCCGCCGTCAGCGCCTCAAGCGCCCGTTTCGGATTCCCGCTCATGCCGCCCCTCCTTACGTCAGGCTCAGGTTTGACCACTTGTGCGCGGTCACCTCATACTTCGTGAGCTGCTTGTTTGCCGCCCTCGTCGCCGCCTTCAGCACTACGCCGGAGACACCGCCCGCCGTCAATGTAGTTCCGATTTCCGGTTCGGTTGAGCCGCTCTTCGCGATGATCGTCAGCTTCACCTGCGTCTCGGTATCGTAGATCACGATGCCCGTCACCGCGCCCATGTTGTTCTCGACCACCTCATACTTCGCATCGTGATCCACATCGTGCGCGATCACCGTGCCAAGTTCCGAAGTGGGCGACGTGCCCCAGATCACCTGCGAGCCGCCCTTGATCGTATACGTCTCGCCCGCCCGCGCCTGCGGCGCCTCCGCATTTCTCACCGCCGTTTTTTCCATAGCCCCGTTCCTTTCCTGTTAGCCTGCCAGATCCGCGTACAACACGGAAAACCTCAAACTGTACCCCTCCAGCAGCCGCCCCTCCATCGTCTGGATCGGCTGCATCCCCATGTAAGCCGGACCGCCCAGCGCGCCGGGTATGTCCGCGCCGCGCACCGCCCGCCGCAGCTCCTCCGCCAGCGCCAGCGCCTCATAATCCCGCCCGCCAGCGCCCATCCCCTGCCGCCGCCAGATCACCGCGCGCAGCGTGGCCTGCACGCGCGGGTCCCAATGATCCTCGCCCGCCGCCGTGTCGCCCTCGTAAAACACCACCACCGCCAGCCCGCCCATCTGCCCGGCGGTCAACAGCTCCACCGCGCGCCCGGGGTCGGGAGCGACCACCGCCCGCACACCGCGCGGCACGGCGAACGCCTCATCCACCAGCGCCGCGAACGCCCGCAGAATATCCGTCGCCTGCGTATTCATGCGATCACCTCAATCGTGCAAAAATCCCGCGCCCGCGCCACGCTCTCCGGCGTGTGCCTGCGCCACACCGCCCAGCCGCCGCAGCGCACCGCGTAATACACCGCGTTGCGCTTCACGCGGTTGATCCCCGCGCGCCGCATCAGCTCGCGGAAAATCCGGTCGCACTCGCCACGGCTGAAAAGCTCCGCCGAGTACAGCGCGTCATGCGCCGTCGCCGCCACGAGGAGCGGCATCTGGAACGGGTGCCCGGCCACCCGCCAGAACAGGCGAGGGATGGAAGCGCCGTCAAAACTGAACCCGCGCCGCACCGTCAGCACCGCATCGTTGATCAGCGTACACTGCCAGTGCCTGCTGACCCGCGCACGGCTGCCGTTCACAATCTGAATGACCGGCCCTTCCATCCCCGCCGCTCGCATTATTTGAAAGCCTCCTTGTGCCGGAAGTCCCTGCCCGTCCACTCGCACACCGGCGTCTGGCCGCGGCCCATGCGCGACCGCGCCGCCTCGAACCACGCCGCGTAACTCTGCCCCGGCGCATAGCCGTCCACCAGCGCCGTCGTGAAACTCCCGCCTTGCGATGTCCCGTATGAACTCTCGCCGTCCGCGCACCCGCCCCAGTGCAGCATGTCCGGCTCGCCGCGCCAGAACGGCGTCCGCTCGTCCACTCCGCGCGCGTATTCATACGGTGCCCGGTAGTTCGTGCCCGAGTTGCAGGTGTCCGTCACAAACCACACGCGGATGCCCCGCGCCCGCGCGTGCTGCAACAATTCCCAAACCTTGTCGTCCACCAGCGGCCCGTCATACAGGCAGATTGTTTCCGACATCCCGTCCGCCTCGCTCCCGTCCGCGCCCGCCGCCACCTGCCCGCCGTGCCCCGCCACGAACACCGCCAGCAGGCCGCCCGGCGCGAGCGTGCCCGCCTGCATCTCCACCGCCGCCAGCACATTCTCCCACGTCGCCGCCTCATCCAGCAGCGTCACGGTCGACAACCCGTGATCCCGGCACGCGTCCGCGAACACCCGCGCGTCCACATCACAGCCTCGGCACACCCCGCGCCAGCCCCCGTACCGCGCCGGATCCACGCGCGTCAAGCCCACGCACACCGCCGCCCCGTATCCGTATCGTAGCCCACGTACCTCCGTGTACGTGGCGCACTCCGGGCAGATCTCGCGCACCTTCGCCGCGAACGCCGCCGCCGTCATCTTCCGCGCCACAAACTCGCCGCGTAGCTTCCCGCCCGTGTCATACACCCGCGCCAGCGGGTAGCTGAACCCGCCGGTCGGTCGGTAGGTCTTGTACCATCCCGCCGCCGTGTTCTTGTCCGCGTCCACCACATCCACGCCCGGCAGGAGCGCCTCCACGCTCTGCTCAAAGCCCGGCGCCCAAAGCCGCGTACAGTACCCGCACGCCGGACGGTCGCCCAGCACCACCACCAGCGCGCGGCCGTCCGGAGACGGACCGTGAATCACAAACTGCGTGTCCTGCGCCGCCGGAATCATCGGTGCCGCCGCGCCCGCCTCGCCGCAGGGTGTCCCGGCCACCTCCGTCTCCATCGACTGCTCCGCCCGCTGCGCCGCGTGTTTGATCGCCTGAATCTGGTAGTACGCCACCACGCCCTGCTCCGCCGCGTGCAGGATCGTCTGCACCGCGCCGTCAATTTCCGCCTGCGTCGGCAGCCGCACCGTCCCGCAGCCCGCCGCAACAACCAGCCCCGCCAAACCAAAAAACCGTAAAAACCTCATTTTCACACCTCCGCCGGAAACCGCTCTAAAATCGCGCACACTGCGTTTCATGATTTTCACGCCCCTTTTATCGCGCCAGCCCCGCCGACGCAAATTACCCCCCGTGCACCACCGGTGCACGGCCTGTCCGCCGCCTCACGCCAGAAAACCGTGACTCGGAGTGCCGGAAAGCGGCTGATCCACCACAAAACCCGTCGCCGATCCCGCGTCCACGCTCTCCTCGCCGCCCGCCAGCGCGCGCAGCCTCCGCTCCGCGTCCGCAGCCTTCTGGGCGTACGGGTTCTCCTTCCCGTAGAACCCGCGCCGCACATAGAGCGCCTCCAGCATGAACACCTTCTGGGCATAGCCGCAGGTCTGGTTGAACTTGGCGGGGGGCGGACCGCCGAAGCAGTCCCGCAACCTTTCCGCCGCGCCCGCCTGAACCAGCTCCCAAGCCGCCTCGTCGACCTCGCCGTCGCGATTGTCGTCCAGCGCCTGAACAATCTGCTCAAGCGGCATCTCCCCCGCCAAGTCCATCCAGTCCATAGTCACATCCTTATCGTACGCCCGCACCTCCGTGTGCGGGTGCGATCACTTCACCAGCGCCTTGTCCCACTTCGGCACCTCGGCAAACCCGCCCGCGTAGGCCAGGAACGGCAGCGTGCAGAACGCCGCGCCGCGCGCGTCAACGCCGTAGAGGAACTGGTCGCTCATGAACACGTTCTGATCCGTGTCGCGGTCCATGCGCGTCAGCTTCGGCGTCTTGCGCTTCTGCACGGCGGTGCAGGCGATGCCCGCTTTCCGCGCCGTCACATACCAGCGCCCCTCCGGGATGCGCACGTCCACGCGGACCTTGAGCATCCGCGCCGTGGAGACATTGGAGACCGCGTGCGTGCCCGCCGCGTTCACCTCGATGTCCGCCTCCACGATGCTCTTCGCGGTGCCCTCCAGATCCGGCCCCACCAGCAGCAGGTCAGGCGCCACGTCCGCAGGCTCGTCGCCCGCGAGCCTCCACCCGCGCATGTCTTTGATCGCCGTCTCGACCGCCGCCTTGGAAAACGCCGTCTTGACCGCGTTCGTGATCGTGCCGCCCGAGCCAAACTTGCGCCCGGAGCAGAAGAACGGGTTGCCGTCTGCCCACGCGCCGTTGCCGACGAGCGCCGCCACGGCCAGCCGCAGCCACAACTGCTCGGCATCCGCGCCAAGCGCGGCGATCAGCGGCGTGAAAACGCCGTACTGGTCATCCTCGATGCTCGTCCTCGGAACGCCCACGGTGTTCTCGAACGAGTCATTGACGACCGTCATCGTCCCCGTCTCCAGATTATTGATCACGCGGTCGCCCACCCACTTCCGCATGCCGCGGATCTGGCTCAGCCACGCATGCTGCACCGCCGCGCCGCCCACCGTCATCTCCAGCGCCAGGTCCCCCACGATCAACTGATTCGGGAACGCACGCTGACGCGCCGCCTGCTGCGCCTCCGCCAGCGCCGTGGAATACGTGCGGAACAGCCCGTCCATATTCGCCTGATTGATTACCATTTTCTTTTCCTTTCCTTAGAAGCCGCTCCGCACCCAGACGCCCTCCGCGTCCACGTCGATGATCGTCCCCGCCGCGTTCGTGACCGAACCCGTAGGCGCCGCCGTCGTGCTCACCGTATACGCCGAGTTCGTCCCGGCCACGTAAACCGTGCGCCCGATGTCCGCCGCCGTGTTGGTCTCGCCCGGCGCCGCGTCCCAACGGAACACGCCGCGCCGCAGCACCACCGACTCACCCGCCGCCGCGCGCAACTCAGAGCGCCCGACGATCCGCAGGACCTTGCCCGTCGTGGCCGCGTACGCCTGGCCGTTCGTCCAGATGCCGCACAGCCAGCCCGCGCCAAGATTCTCGCCCGCCGCCACCACCACGGTCTCGCCCGTGCGCGCCGGGGTGTTGCGATCCAACGCCAGCGCCGCAGCCGCAACCGCCAGCGCCGCAAACGCCGCAAACACTTTGTTCTTCGTCATGTTACTTGTCTCCTTTCTTGCCGAACACCTTGTCAGGGTCCATGCCGCAGTTCAGCGCGATCTCGCGCTGCGCGTCCGTCGGCCCCTGCGCGAACGGCTGGTCGGCAACATGCTCCGGCGTGCGCGCCGAAAGCGGCACCGTCACCGGCGTTTTTTCAACGATCCCGTTGAGCGTCTCCAGCGGCAGCGCATACGCCTGCTCCGCCGAAAGCGGGACCGCCTTCCCCTCCATGCGCGCGCGCTCCAGCACCGCGTCCACGTCGCGCCGGTGCGCCGCCTCGCCCAGGCTCTTCACCTGCGCCGCCAGCGGCGCCACCGCCGCGTTCACGCTCTCGGCGATCTGCGCCGCCAGCGGCGCGGTCTGCGCCTCCGGTTTCGGCTCCGCCGCCAGCGGTGCCGGTGCCGGATCAGCCTTCTGCGCCAGGCGCTTATCCAGCGCCGCTTTGATCTCGTCATCCGTCGCCGCGTCCGCGAGACCCAGCGCCGTGATGAGAAGTTTCTTCCAGTCCATTGTTACTCCTTTTTGTTGTTGCACCTTGACCGCATCCGCCGAGAGCGGCACGTCCAGAAAGTGCTTGTCGGTCGCGCCCGTCCGGGTCAGCGCCACGGACTTGACCGCGATCACCTCGCCGTCTTTGTTCACCACCGGGTTCGCGCTCACGTCCGCGAACGTGTGCGCCGCCGCCCAGCCGTCCGGCTCCGCCGCCCAGAGGATCATCTCCATCCACACGCCGTCATCCGGTATCACCTCCACCGTGCCGTACCCCGCGATCACGCGCGGCTCGCTGGATGCCTGATACGCCGCCGTCCCCGGCTGCGTGTTGTGCTCATAGTCCAGCGGAGCCAGCCTGAACGCATACGTCGGGCGCGACATCTCATCCACAAGCACCTGCCCTACATGGACGCGCCTCCCGTTGTAGTTCGGGTTCAGCCCCCAATCCAGAACCTTGAAGCGCTTGCGCCTCTCCGGCCCGGCGGGCACCATCCCGATCTTCTGTTGCGGTTTCCCATTCATGTGCCCGCATCATAAAAAAAGGGCGGCCCCGCCGCACTCGTGCCTGCGCACTGTGCGACGGGGCCGCCCCCTCTCGTAGCCCCGCACCTCCGTGTGCGGGGTCAGGTCCTGTGAGCGGTGTTTACACCGCGTCACGTCACCGCCGCTTCGATCACCCCCTCCATTGCCCGGCGGATCTCCACCTCCGCCGTCAGCTCCAGCGCGCCCTTGCTGTCCACCGGGATGAACGGGCGCGCGGACATCTTCTTAGTTCCCAGTTGGTGGAAAATCGAGTAGGGCGCGTCCGTGCCCACCGTCGCCTCGCGAGACGTCACGTCACCTAACGTAATGCTGTCGCGCAGCTTGCCGGTATCATAGAGCAGCTTGCCGTGCCCCTTGCGCCTCACCGTGGACGCCGCCAGCGGCGCCCACGGCTCCGGGCGCCGCGCGGGCTCCGGCCAGCTCAGCCGCGCCGCCCGCGCCAGCACCGTGCCGCCCGCCTCCAGCGCCTTCTTCATCGTCGCGTCGCTCGCCAGCTTGATCAGCTTCGGCGAAATCAAATCGCGCACATTGATCTCAGCCATGTCCGCCCCCGGTTCTAAATGCAGAGGGCAGCGGGCGCGGCCCCTTCGGGTCGCCCTTCACCCGCAGCTTCAGCGCCTCATCCAGCGACCACGCCCCCGGCTCCGGCCCCTCGCCCCGCACGTACGCCTCCAGCGCGTCACGGCGCGCCCGCACCGTCGCCAGAAACCGCGTGTCCTTCGCCGGGTCATCCGTGGCCCACGGCGGCAGCCACATCGTCAAAATCCCCGCCTCCAACAAAGCCTCAAACTGAGTCATGCCGCACCTCCCATCTCACCTCCAACCGTCCCGCACGCTCAGACGCATGCAGGAAATCCACCCACGCCTGATAGGTTTTCTCGTTCCACTTCCGCTTCATGAACCGCTCCAGCTTCTGGCCGAACCTGGCCGACCTGTCCAGCACCCGGTAGGCGATCCTCCACACCCGAGTATTCACGCCCGCCAGCCCGCCCAGTTGCCACGCGATCACCAGATCATCGGGCGATGGAAACACCGCCCCGCCGGGGTGCCCGTGCTCATAGGAAACCCGCACGCCCTGCGCCGCCAGCGCCCACGCATCCGGCGGCACACCCACCGAATCCTTGCCGCCCAGCGCCTCCGCCACCCTCGCCCCCGTGTCCTCGCGCCTCAGAAAGATCGCCTCGCGCCCGTCGCGCACCGCAACCCGCGCCGCCTCCGCGCCGTCCTTCCTTGCGAACTCCTGATAAAACCAGTCCCACGCCGTCACTGTCCGCGCCAATTCCTTCCCCCGTTCCTCCGCCGATCCGCCCAACCCTGCCGCGCGCTCGCTCACCTCTATCGCCCGCATCGCGTCGCACATCGCCGGCCACTCGTTGCCGTAGGAATCCGCCAGCTCGTCCGGATCACGGTTGATGTCCGTGGGGTCGAACCTGTAATTTTCCGCCGGTTGCTGCGGCAGTTTTTCTGGATCGGCAATCCCCGCCTCACGCGCCTCCGCCTCCGTGAGCGGCACCGCCGTGCAGCGGCAGCCGAAATCCCACGGCGGATAATGCGTCTGCCAGAACGGATCGTCGATCCGCGCCACCGTCCCGTTGAGCGCCATGTGAGAGGGGCGCGTCCGCTCGTCGCCGTCCGCCACATACTTGAGGTAGGGGAACACGTCCGCCTGCGCCTGCATCTCGCGCCACCGCGCCGCCGCGTACGCTTGCCGCCCCGCCGTATGCACGATGAGCTTCGCCCGCGCCCTCTCCCGTTTCCCCGCGCCCTTGGCAGGGTCCGCCAGCAGCCCCGCAACCTCGCGCCGCGCCTGCTTCCAGTCCGCCCCGGCGGGCAGATCCTCCAGCGCATCGAGGATCCTCCGCAACGTACCCAGATCCTCGCTCGCCGCCGTGGTGAAAGCGCGTATCCTGATCTCGCGCGGCAGCCGCCCGAAGTCCTCCGGCCTCACCGCCGCCTTCGCCCTGATAAAATCCACCGCCTTCCTGTTCGCCCGTATCGTCAGCATGTTTTTTCGCCCTTCAGTTTCCGTTTCCACCCGCCCAGTCCGTTCGCCTTATAGTACCGTTCCCGGTTGCCCCTGCCAACCTCCCAGTACCCGTCATCCTCCGACACCTCCGCCAGATGCCGGTGCCACGAGTCCATGTCGATCATGTACACCCCCGGCGAGACATGCGCCACGTCTATGAACCCCGCGCGCCACAGCCGCAGCAGCGTATCGTAGCGCCTCGACCGGTCCGCGTCGCGGAAGCCCATCTGCGCCGCCACCGCCGCCGTAAGCCTCACCCACCGCCCCGCGATAGGGACCGGCGACCAGCCACCCTCCGTTTTCGCCCAGCGGCACATGACCATATCGGGCGCGGTGTCGCCGGAGCGCGGACGCCAGATCCATGCGCCAGGCGCGACCGGCACCATGTCCGACCGCGCCGCCTCGCGCAACCGCTCCGCCGCGCCCGTTCCCGCCGCTGCCTCCGGCGGGAACCGCTCCTCCGGCAGATCCGCAAAGAGCTGCCTCTGTGTCAGTGCCATACCGGCCCCTCCTTATCGTGCGCCCGCACCTCCGTGTACCGGCTTCCTCTTCCGCGCCTGCACCGTGAAATACACCTGCCAGATTTGCCGCGCGTTCGCGTCTGCGTAACTCGTCCTGTGAATCCTCGCGAACAGCGTCCCCGCGTACGCCCGCGCCCCCGCCTCGCCGCCGAAGCGCCCGTTCACCAGCGGATCGGCCAGCAGCCGCTCCAGCTTCCAACGCGCCCTGCGCTCGCGGTCCGCCTCAGCCGGATCGGCGCGCTTCGCCGCGCCCGCCAGCTCGGCGAACCGTGCCATCGCCGCCGCGTAATCGCCCTGCGTCACCGCGCGGAAAGAATCCTCCCGCACCGCGTCCCAAAGCTGCGCCTTGCGCCACGCGTCAAACGTCTCGCCGTCCGTCAGCCCAAGCTCATCCTGCCGGTCATACGCCCGGCGCGCCGCCAGTATCAACCGCCTCACCTGCGCCGCATCGATCACCCGCGCGCCCTGCCCAAAAATCGCCGCCTCCGTTCTGTCCATGCTCATGCCGTTCTCCTTTCAAGCGGGGCGGCGGACCACGCCGCCCCGCCCTTATCGTACGCCGGTACCTCTGTGTACCGGCGGTTACTCCTCCAGTTCCCTCTTCGGCTCCGCGAAAAAGACCTCGTCCTGTTCCACCCGCAGCCCTACCGCCGCCAGATCCGCCGCCATACTGTCAGCGGCCTCCGGCCCGGCCTCGCGCGCCTGCGCCACCGACGCCAGCACCGCAGCCTTGTCAAGGTCACGGCGGACGCGCATCCACTGCCTGCCCGGTACGAACGCGGCGATTGCCGCCAGCGTGTGCTCCACCTTCACGCCGGGCACCTGCAACACGCGCGGCGGACACGTCCGGAAGCCCAGCGTGCCGTGCAGCAACTCAATGCTGCGCTTGTCACCGAACACGTCAGGGTTAAGCGTCGCATACGCCTGAAGGTCGGCAAACAATGCCTCCGCAGGCTCCTTGCGAGCGGCCAGCCTGTCCTCGTATTTTTTACGAACCGCCGCGATCTCCAGCTCCATCTGCGCCGTGAGCCTGTCCAGCTCAATTACCAGCGTCGCGTACTCACCGAACACGCCTTCAAGATCGTCCCGCGTCTTGATCGTCGTGCGCGGCGTCTTTTTTCTAGTTGCCATCTTAGCCATTGTCTTTCTCCTCTCTTGTTGTCAGGGCAGATCCACCCTGAAACTGTTTCCCTTAAAAATAGTCACTTTGTCCTCGGGGTTGATGAACCCCCACGCCGCAGCATCAGGCGTTTCCACGCGCCACGCGCCACCCGGCCGGCGCTGCTGAAGAAGCCCAGCAATCGCGGCAACACCCGGATCACCTGCGGGCTACTGCCCGTCTGGTGAATCCGCTTGTTATGTGCCGGCCTTCTCGTGTTTGTAGAATACGTCACATTTTCTACAATACAGCACGTCCCAATTCTCGTTATTCGGTATCCGCATTTCCTGGCACTCAGGACACGACAGAAGTTCCGCCATGATGCCGGCGGTTACCGCGCCGATACTAACACCGGTTTCATTTATGCCGGCGGATCTTGCCTTTTCAGCAAACCGATTGCCGTACTCTCCGAACTTGTCAAGCACTGTGTACTCCTATTCCGTGCACATAACA